ACTTTTCGTTGGGCGGATGAACATTTCAAAACCCCCTACCCCCTTGCAAATCTTTGCGCTCTGTGCGTGACTTACGTGCATGGCAGCTGTCGCACATGGCTTGAAATGGCCCGTGCCAAAAGTCGCCGCCCTGTGTTACGGGCGTGATGTGATCGCATACGTTCGCAAGGTGTCCACACTCTACGCATGTAGGATTCTCGCGCAGGAATAGCGCGCGCAGTTTACGCCAGCGCGTGCTGCTATATCGTGGCTCGCGGTTCACACGTTCGTTCGGCTTGCGTTGTGTGTTGTGCCACGGGCTGGGCCTGTGTCGTTTAGGTATGCTTGCCATAGTTGTAACCGTGGTGGCCCGTTAGTTCGTACAACTCTTTGTTAATGCGCTTAAATTGATTCCATCGCCATTCCTTACCGTTGCTTGGATAGTCATCCGGGCCGGCGTTTAATAGGGCGTTCCTTACTTCCCTTAGTTCGTCGTACTTCTGCCGCTTCTCTCGGCCTAGGCGCGACGTTCTTTCGCTCCGCGATTCGTAGGGATTCATTCCGGTAATGATCATATAAGTTTCGTAGTTCTGCAACCGTAAACTTTCGGCTTTCGTTCTTTGTTCGCATAAGCTCTTCAGCTCTTCCGGGCTGTTGCAGGTCAATATTGCGGCCAAAAATCCACTGTTCTCCTTGGGCGTAAAGATTGCAGGCAACGCATTGCGGTCGGACATTGTCAGCTTCCCACCTATGCACGGCGTACCTGCGGGAAACGAAATGACCAGCTTGGAGTTTGGACGCGTGCAGCGTCTTGCCGCAGGTGAAGCAGTCAGCGTTACCGTCACGGTCGGCCGCTTGCCAACGTATGTATTTGCTGAACCATTCATCGACTTTCTTTTTTAGTTGTGCGTGAGTTAGTTTCTTTTTTGCTGGCATCGCGTACGGTTATGCCCCGAATGTACGATACCAATTCTTCGCGCTCTCGTTGCAGCGTTTTGTAGCTGCTGCTGGCTTCGTAATTGCGTTTGTTTGCCTCGATCTGCTGCAGGTATCGTTGCTTCTGTTCTTGGTAATGCTCTTCGCAGTAGTCGTAGAACCGGCGGTTGTAGTTAAGCACTTCGGGGTGGTTGCATATATGCCCGTTATTGTTGACGAAGTATTCGCGTTCCATCGGATGCGGCCGGTAGCGTTGCATGGCGTCCGTGCCGTACAGCGTCTGAATGTGGTGTTTGCGCCCGTCGATGAGGTCGAGCCAAAAGCGTTCAATGTTTGTCATGTAATTCCTCTTCAAAAAAATGAGCATCGACAACACGGTATGCAGCATTTACCATTGCGTTCAGAATAAGCATTGTTTTGGTCAATTCTGTTAAATATTTTTTTTCGCTAAAGCTGAATGAGTTTGGGCGTTTTTCCAGCGTTTCCCACAAAATTTCAATTTCTGCGTGTAACTGGTTTGCTCGGTCTGTCAACATCTCAAAATTTAAAAATGATGTTTTTGCGTGGCTTGTGAAATCTTCCATGAGATTCATCTTGCCCACCAAAAGTTGTTTTGTAGTTTTCATTGCTTCGCTTGTTTTGCTCGGTTTTCCATCTCTTCGCGTTCGGTGTACGTCAGGCGGTCTTCGCCTCGCATCCATTCCGGGGCGCTTACCCGTGCGGCCTGTGGGTTTGTCTGCGTCGCGTATTCGGGTTGCAGGTAGCGTATAGCCTCTTTCATCTCGCGTTCGAAGTCCTGCCGTTCAAGGTCGCGAATGGTTTGCACGATCGGCGCTTTTGCTTGGTTGTACTTGCCGAAGCACTCGACGAACTGCGCCAGCTTCAAGCGTTCGTAATACGGTCCATAAACTTCCTTCGCCATGTGGTAGCAGCACAGCCGCCAATCCTCAATGGTGAAGCAGGGGTATGTTTTCAAAAGTTCGTTTATCGTAAGGCTGATTTCCTCCGGCGTGGTTAACGTCTTGTTGGCGTCTATAAACTTTACGGTTCGGGTAATCATGGCGACCAGTGCGGCCCGCGTCGCTACCTCGTCCACCTTCATGGCGGTTTGTACGTTCGTGCCTTTAAAGCACGTTTCCACCGTCAGCGTTGATACGTCCTGTTCTTGCAAATTCTGCAAGCTTTTCGCGGTTGACATCGCTCTCAAGGTTTTGCGCTCTTCGGGCGTTAGGTCGGCCATTCTTGGACTTGCCAAATACAAGCCCTTTCCAACCGTTGGCGATAGCTGTGTGGATGGCTTCGATGGCGTCTGTTTCTGTGGGGTGTTCATTTTGAAGTTTGATTAGTGCCCGCTGTTCGCTTTGGGCGGTTTTGTATTTGAATCGGTGATCGGTGCGCTTGTATTCCTTCCATTCGTTCCATGCACTTTCAAAGGTATCGGTTTGGAAGGGTAAAACAACCTCGCGCGTATGCGCGCTTTTATTAAGTGTTTTATTCTCTGTTTTATTATATGTTTTATTATGTGCTGAATTCTGCGCACTCGTTTGCGTGGATTTACGCACTCGTTTGCGTGATTTTACGCACTCGTCTGCGCGGATTTGCGCACTCGTTTGCGCAGATTTACGCAGTCGCCTGTTGTATCTGTCGCCTTCGCGAATCAAAAAACCGGCGTTGCAAAGCTTGGAAATGTATCCGCGTGCAGTGGCTTCTGATACGTTGAGCAGTTCGGCGAAGTGCGCGTTACTGGCAAAGCATTCTTTTCCTTGCGATTCGAAGTTCAGAACCTCAGCAAGCAGCACCCGTTCATTTGGGTGCAGCTCGCCAAGATTCCAAATGTCGATTGGGATGAATAACCCGGCGCGCTTCACTTGCGGCGTTCAGGGTGATTAACCAAAGGCAATTTATCCGATCGGCGGTAATTGTAAACCGTTTCGAACATCTGCACAAAGCTTTCGACGTCCGGTTCTTTAGTAAACCGCGACGGGTAACGCTGGGCGTTGTCAACAAGCCGCTTTAATTTAAAATCGGCAATTCGCATAACCTGCAGCAAAGCATTGATAAAGGACGTTTGACGGTAGAACGGCCATTGTTTAAACTGAACAACTGCACGCAAACGCTGCTCGGCAACTTTTTCGCTCGGCATTTTGAACCGCCCAATTTTTACATCTGTTCCCGCAATGCCCAGTTTTTTTACTTTCAAAGTTCCGCTGTGCTTTCGTATAGTACCATCTTCGTAATGGTAATACGTGGAATCGCTGTGCCCGCCTCGCGTTAGGTGAATGGCGCTCGTTGCGCTTATTTTATGGCCTTGGCACTTTTCGATAAACGCCAGCAACTTAACGTAATGTTCGTTGTTTTCCGCCGCATATCTTTTCACGTAGTCAATTGGCCGCCATTTTTTACCGACTACGTTTGCGCTGATTACGTCCGAAATTCCTGCGCCGGGCTTTACAATGTATCTGACGGGTATGGATAACCGCCGGCAAACTTCAACACGGTGCTGGCCGTCAATTACTTGTTTTTTCTCATTTACGAGAATGGGTTGCAATTGTCCGACTTGCGCGATCTGATGAGTTAGCGACTTTACGTTCGGTTCGTCAATTTCGCGGTTTCCGGTTATGTAACCGAAGTCGTCGTAGCTGGTGGTTTGCAAAACCGTTTGCGTATTTTGATTCGCGCCCGAATGTTGTGAAAGGTTAAACATTTGTTTTTGGGTTTGGTTTACTGTTTCGCTCTGTTTTCATTGATCTGCTCCATGCTTTCCGCAACCGCGTCGAACAGGTCGAGCGGATTAACGTCTTTGCGCTGCACGAATTTGGCGCTGTGCTTTAAGATGCCGCACGGGTTCACATAGATGTAGTTTTCGACGGTGCGCCGGCTTACGTCCAGCACGTCGGCGGCTTCATCGAGGTTCTCAAAGTGATGTTTCAGAAACTGTTTCAGGTTCATAATAGAAGTTGCATTCATACTTAATTTTTTTTTGGTACAAATCGCGGCAGTAGCGTTGACAGCTTTTAAGGTTCTCAAAGCGCACTTGCGTTTTGTGTTCGGGTAGCTTTACCACCCAGCGTACTTTATCACGGCCAATCATCTTTCGCCAGTTTTTCAATTGCTGCGGCTTGCGCTTTCATCTCGTCCGTTTCTGTCAAAATCTCGTACTTCCATACGGTCAAGCTCATAAAGGCGCGCCACCCTTTTTCACCGCCATCCCATTCGCGGCCGCGTACGTTGCAGCGCATCTTTACTTGCATGCCGGGCGTAAGCGTGCCGGCTTCGTCGGCCATGTCTTTAATGAACTCGACGGGAAAAATATCCTTGTATTCGCCGTCGGGCACTTCTACGTGAACTTCGCATTTGCGAAAGCCGCTTGCAAATTCTTGCGGCTGGTTTACTCGGCGCACTACGCCTTCAATTGTTAATTCCATGTTTTTTATAGGATTTAGTGAATTCTGTTTGTGACCAATTCGGCAGGTCGATTGCGCGTAATTGGTTTAATTGTAGTCGTTCGAATATCTCGCGCCAACGGTGCGGCGTGGGATCGGTTTCTATTATCTCGTCGGTTAATCCTTCGTCGTCGTCTTTCATTGTTGACGTGCTGAGTAGATGCAGCGCCAAATCCTTTAAGCGTTCTTGGTGCGCTTGCTGGTCGGCTTCTGCTGCTTCGAAAAACTCGTCGAGGTTCATTCGTCAATTTCGTCTTCGCCGTAAACGATACCGCCATACCCGGCAAGCTTCAAAACCGCACGCGACAAAGCGCGCTTTTCGGCCATCGCAATCGGGTACGCGTTCCGGTTGTTGCCTTTGCTCACCTCGCCGTACGTCTCTACTTCGCCCAGTTCGCATTTTGCGTATGCTTTAACGCAATATCTTCCCTCAGTAGGGTCAGACCATTCCGGCACTATTTCGAAGCGAACCACGGCCTTTATTTTGGCTTGTACGTGTTCCACGCCTCGGCGCGTCATGATGACAAAGCCGCGTTGGTCTTTGTGGAAGTGATCGGCGCGCATATCGTATTTGTCCGATAACGCTTTCAGTTCGTCAATTGCACTCATTTGTTTCGCTTTGTGTAGGCCGCAACCAAGTCGGCAGCCATGTTATTAATCAACCGACGGAAACGGCGTTCCTCGGCCAGTTCTTGTTGCCAAGCATTGAAGTCGCTTGTTGGCTTCACGTGTACGCTGCTGCGTACGCAAATTGGTTTGCTCATTGTTTTAGATTTTGCTTTGCATATTGCTCGGCCTCTTCGCGCGTCTTGAAAACGCAGTGATGGGGAATTCCTTTTTGATTCGGAAACATGGCTTTATGCCATGATTCAGGCTCTTTCAGTTCTACTAACAGCTTGTAATAAGGCTTTGCCAATAGTTCGCCGTGAATGTGCGTTACGTGTGTAATGTCACCTACTTTCATGTTACTTGTCGTTTAGTTGTTCGTAATCGTGGTCAGCGCGTTCCATGAAGTCGTCTTCGTGTTCTTCGTCGTCGCTGGGGTAGTCGTAGCCTTCGCGCCACATGATTCAGGTATTAAGGGGAGCGACCGTAGCCGCTCCCGTTTTTTTTACTTGACGATTGTATTGTTTACCACAAAGACCTCGTTCTTGTCGCAGTAGTGGCAAGTAGTAACCTTCGTGCCTCCACTCTGCATCAATGTCTTTTGCTTAATAACGCCTCCTTCGTAATACGTCTTGTTAATAAAGAGCGTGAAGATTTGGTCAGTGTTGTCCAAGTTCAATACTTGCATTGCTCCTGCTGGCGTCTGAAAGGTTTGTGTGTAGTTTGTCATCGTTGAAATGTGTTTTTGTGTTTCGTTATGAGCGCAATCTACGAAGGTTTTTTCGTGTACGCAAGTTTTTACGCAAAAAAAAGGGGCTACCCCGTTGGATAAACCCCTTTTCGCTGCTGAAACAAAAACAAACCTGCAAACTTCTAATGTCTACACGGCTGCAATTTAGTCATTTTTTCGCGCTTCTCGACGTTCCTTTCGTCGGTCTGCTACAATTGCATTTATTAGCGTGTCAAGCCAGCCGAATACCTTGTTATCTGCCTCTGTTGGCGTAAGGTTTACGATAACTTTTACGAAGGCCATGAGCGCTAAAGCAATCTCGGCCCAGTACATTTGAATAAGTTCTCCCATGTTTAAGAATTTGAACGCAAGTTACAAAGGCATCAGACAATTGATAGCGGTATGCCCGCCCAATACTACGCCGCACCCTATCGCCTGCTTTTTAAAGTGCTTGGCGTATGCCGCCGCATAGCTGTCGCGATCAATGCCGCACCCTACCTGCATGCCGAAAATCTTAAAGCTGTTGCCGACCATCCATTCGCAATATGCCTGCGTATGAATATGGCCCTGCACCGTGCTTTGCATATCGTTTTTAGCCTTGTTGCGAGCCGTGCCGCCTTCGCCGTGGACGTATTGCACGCCGTCGTATTCTTTACGGTCGCACCAATGCCAGCTTGTGCCCAGTACTTCGTTGTAGTCCTTTATCCATTCCTTTGGCACAGATGAGCTGAACGCCTTGCGCATGATTAGCCGGTCGTGGTTGCCTATAATCACGTCGGCAACGGGAAATGTTTCCGCCCATTTTTGGACGTGCTTTATGGCTTCGTGCAGCTCGTACGATCCGCCCAGCGCATTGGGGTCGGTTTCGTGGTAGCTGCTGTAATGGTTGTCGAGGATGTCGCCAATAAAAACGACGTGGTTGCAGTTGAACCGCTCGTACTGCTCAACGCAAAATTCGAAATATCCGTCGAGTTCAAACGGGCAGTGCAAGTCCCCTACAACCAAGATACGCCGTTCGTTTGCCCGGATGAAGTCCAAGGCTTTTACTTGCTGCGCGCTTAATCTTGGCCGGTGTGGTTTAATCATATAACCAAATTACGTCCTCGTCATGGCTGGCGTCGTAACTGTTGTCGACGTGAATAAACGTCTTTGCAATGCCTATGCGGTTGAATCCGACTTCCAAAAGTGCGCCCAGTATGTAGCAGCGGTTGCGGCTGTCTACGCAATGTATATCAGCCGCGCATCCAAGGGTATGGGCCGAATTTGGTCGCCCCCCGCATTTTTTATTAAATTCTTTATTTCTGTACCCCGAATTCACTTTAAACGGTACGCCGGCAAGGTGTCTTGCGCGGTCAAGCATCTGCAAAAAGTCTTCGTCCATCATGCGCTCGCCGCTCCCCTTTCCCTCCATGGGACAATCGAACTCATGATAATTGAAATATCTCAAAACAATAAAATCGAAAGTGCGGCAATCGCTATAATCAGGTCGGCAATGTCGGCGCGGCCATATTCGCGCGCCTTGTAAACCATGTTCGCAAATACCGTGGCTAAAATAACGAAAATCATTTTTGCATTTTGGTTATCATAATTTCGAGCCGGTGAACGCTTTCTAACAACTCTTTGGCGATGTTCTTAAAATCGTTGTTTTCAAGTTCGAGTTGAATCACGCGGCTTTTCAATCGTGCAACCGTGCTATTTAGGTTCACCCAAACGCCCACAATGCCAGCAATGACGGGCAACAAAGCCAGCATAATTTCATACATCATTTTTCTTTCTTTTGGATTATATACCAGTTGTCGTCGGTGTGGCCTAAGATAGTAATTCCATCGTAGGCGCGGTTGAAGTCGTAACTGCTCGCGCCGTCAATTGTCGTGCCTGTGTCGGTTGGGTACACCTGTAGTGTGACGTATGTATTTGCGCTTATGGTGCTGTCGCTATGAAACTGAATTATACGCCCGTGGCTTCCGCCAACTTTGGGCAGGTACAAAGTAGCCGAACCATTGCCACCCGTCCACGTGTTCATGATGTGCAAATCTTCGTCTTCTACGCCATTGGTTGTGCCGTCTCGGTGGTTTATTGTACGATTTACTCGCTGGTCGCGGCTGCCGTACCCTAGGTAGCCGTCGCCAAGCATCTTGTTTGAAGCTTGAAACGCGGTAGCAGCTTTTACTACATCGGCTTCCGTTATTGGCGTTGTGGTATTCTTAACGTCGTCTTGGTCAGCCGTTACCGTAGTAACGTCGCGGCTAATTAAAAACGCTTCGACTTCGTTCGTAAGGCTGCGTGCCGTGTACGTCATTTCGAATAAAGCGTAATCGCCGTCCGTGTCGTCGATAACCTGCCACATGTAAATCGGTAAGCCGTAAACCTCGCCGCGTTGTATTCGCGTCGGCTTTACTTGGCCGCCCAGTATTTCTTGGACTGCGAGCCTGTTCATACTTAAGCCCGTGCCCGTGTAGTTGAGCGACTGCCATGAAGTACTAAAGGTTTGTGTTGCGCCTTCGATAAAGCTTATTGTACCGTCAGCGTTTACAGTTTGATAATCGCCGAACAGCACTTCGCCTTGGTCGAGGTCGGCGCGTGCCGTATCGCTATTCGTAGCGGTAAAGCTTACGGTATCGCCTAACGGTTCGTCACCAATTACGTCGGCACGCAAAACCACGATTTCATAATCGGCGTCGCTGGTGTTTGTCAAATCGGTATCGGCTGCGCCTGCAGCATTTATGCCATTGATGTCAACGGTAATATCTAGTCCGCTTTCGTCAGTAGCTAAGGCTGGCAACTCGATGAAAAACGGAATGGAAAGGCTTTCGCCGGCGGACTTGTCAAATATGGGGCTGACTATGGTGTAGGTGGATGCCGAGCTGCTTAAGCTACTGTTGCCATACACGTGCGTCGTGTATTCATACGGGAATTCGCTAGCGTCGCCAAAACCGTTGAATACAAGCTGCGAACCTGCATACGTTACGTTGCGCTGCAGGTATTTCGTGCCGATCTTAATCGTGAACTCCAATTCTACGCGGCTTACACGGTCGTTGCCTGTGCTTGTAAAGTCGCCGTCGTACGTGTAGTTAAACGTGCCGCTTACGGCCAAAATTGTACCACTGTCGTAATCTATGTCCGTATCGCTTAACGTCGTGCCGAATTGCGATTCGGTGAAAAGGTTGTCCTGTATTACGGGCAAATTGCCGTTAAACCTGCGCGTACGTGTTACCGTCTTGAGTGGTGCTAAATAGCTGTATTCGTAACCGCGCAAGCGTTCGAAATTGCTGTCGAATGCTTTGGCGGCTGAAAGGCTTTGCTGCGTGAGTGCCGTGCCGTCCTTCTGCGTGCCTTCTACCGTAAGCGTTGTGCTGTACTTCTGCGCGCCTACAGGCAAAAACCACCATTTCCCCTCAGATTGAAAAACGCGGGCGTTAAATACGCGCGCCAAGCTTTCCAGCACTTCGAACGCGCTGTAATATTGATTCACGCCGTTTTCGTCAAGGTTGTAAAGACCGTAATGGCTTATCCGTGTATCGTCGAGCTGGTCACTGCCTGTGTAGTCGGTGCTGTCAAAATCATTGACGTAATACAGAAAGTCCTCCGTGCCCCAAAGGTGCGTGGCTCTCGTCTTGTTCAAACAGTTTAACAAGTGTTCAACGCCTGACTCGATACCCGTGTATGCACTGCCGTCGTTGTTGTATTTGACGCTTTGCAAATTGCCGAGGTCGTCCGAGGCTGTAAGCGTGTTTTGAATCGGGTAATAATCAAACGGCCGAATCACTTGTTCAGGCAGCAGGACGCCGCCCCACCAAAATTCATCAGTGCCGTCGGGGTCTTTGCGAACGCTTACCGAAAACCTAATTTCTACGTTCGTAGCTAACAAGTCCATGAACGTCGTGTGGTCGCTGTTTTCTTCCGTCAGCGTAAACGTTACTTCGCTACCAATTACCGGCTGGTAACGGTCTTCGTTGTTGCCGCTGTATCGCAAGACAAAACCGTCAGCACCCAGCTTAAAGGGCACGATACTTCCAACGTAGTCGCTGTCGTGGATATTTACCTGCCAATCGTTGCCGAGGTCGTCGGTAAATTCTGCCTGTAGTCGTATCGGGTCAGCCATTAAAATCCTCTTACTCGGTTTCGGTCAATTGCATTGCGTTCGCTCGTTAACAATATGTCGCGGCCGCTAATCTTGCCAGTAACTTGTACCTGCTGCCCGCCCAACATGCCGCGCAGCTTGTCGAGTGGCGCGATAACTTCCGGGTTCGTCTTTGCGCCGGGGTACTCACCCACAAGGCCCATCGTAGGCCCGTAAACCAAACCGCCCTCGGCAAAGGCTGGCACGCCGCTTTGTTCTGCGCGTTTTGCTATTGCGCCTTTAAGACCTGCACCCAACGCAACAAGGGCAACACCGGCAGCAATGGCAACCGGGCCGGCTAACGATGCCAAAGCAACTTTAATCTGCTCGATGGCAATACCGTAACCAATTGCAAGCGTTCCAAGTTGTATTGCAAGGTCAGCGAATACGCCTAACAACATAGCTCCAACGCCTTTCATTCCTTGACCCGTTGCAATGCCTTCGCCCAGCATCATGCCAAAGCCGACAATTGCCGAATTTACCGCGCCGTTTATGCTGTCTGTTATATTCTTGTTCAGGTCTTCAAAATCCTTTTCCATTTGGGTCATGGTTTCCCTGTCGTAATCGATTGACGGGACTTCCTCCAATGTGTTAAACAACGCGCCTAAGCTGTGGTTAGCTTGGTCGGTGCTGTCTTTTATTGGCTTCCATATATCGGTGTCGGGTACTTCCTCCAGCTGATTTATGAGGAAACCAAGTGTATTGCTTTTATCTTTTAGTTTCTTGGTTGTTTGCTCTGTGGCATTGCCAAGCTCTGCAAAGCTTTCCGTTACTTCAGTAACAGCTGGTTCAGTGGCAAGGATTTCGGCGTGTACAGCTTCGAATCCTTTTAACGCCTCTTCCATTGCTGCCAATTCTTCGGAATGCCGCGCGATGCTTTGGTTGTGGATTCTTCGCTCTATTGCGTCGCCAACCATGACCGTTTTGCGTAACGCCTCTACAGCGGCGCGTTGCTTTTCAATCGCTTCCTTTTGCACCTCGATGCGGGCGGCGGCAACACGTAGTGCCTCGTCCTTGTCCAAGCCATTCAACTCGTCGCGCAGCTTTTTAATTTCTACCTGCGCGTCGGTCGAGTTTTCGTAAAGCAAGTACGCGGCCGTTGCAACCCCTGTAATTGCGGCAGCGGCTAAAACGAAGGGATTCGTGAGCATTGTTGCGTTGAGTGCCCCAAACGCAATTTTTGCTGCTTTAATTCCTGCAATAAGGTTTGGCAAAATAAAAAGCACCGGGCCAATAGCAGCAGCAACGCCGGCAATGGCAAGCGCCAAAGTTTTTGTACCGTCGCTCGTTCCTTGCAAAAACTGCACAAACGTTTTTAAGCGGTCCACGATCGGGCGCAGGTACTGCACCAAAAGGCGGCCAATTTCTTCCTGCAAATCGCCGAACGAATTAGCGAGCTGCGTGAATCCGCCGTCGGCTTCGGCTGCTGCTTCGGCACTGCCGCCGTATTGCTTGTTTAATTCGTCCAGTATTAGCGTTTGCGCTTCGGCAAGGTTGCCCGTTTCCGTAAGGCTTTTAATTACCGCTTTTTGGTCTTCGCTGAACTGGATACCCGAACGGCTCAACGCGCTGAGGTTTGCAACTGGATCGTTCAACGCTTTGCCCAACTGAATACTTGCGCCCTTCAAATCGCCGTCCAAGCGCGTAGCCAAATCTAAGGCGGCTTGTTGCGTACGTGCGAAGTTTTGGCCGCTAATATTCGTAAACGTCAAAAGCTGCGCCGTGGCGTCCTTTAAAATAACTTCATCGCCAAACAGCGTTTTGTTTTGCAAATCGGTCGCCATCTTTTGCAGCTCCTGCGAAGTAAAACCGACCTGCCCGGCCGTCGATTTTAAACCAGCTTCGACCTGTGCAATCGCTTTATTTTGTTCGCGGAATGCCTGCACGCTGGTCGCGCCCATAATGGCAAGCGGCGCGGTAATGCCTACCGTAAGGTTGCGCCCAAGGTTTTGAATTTCGCGCGTGTTCTTCGCTATGGTTTTGCGAGCGTCGCCAAGGTTTTTATTTAGCTGCGAAGTATCCGCGCCAACTCGTAAAATTAAATCGCCTAGTTTCGCCATGTCATTGTGCTAATGAACGCAAGATACTAAACCCGTCGGCGGCCTTTTCTTTCTTTTCCCAAGGGAACGTAGCAAGGTCTTTTGGTGTGATCCGTTTCTTTACGTGTGGATTTACTACGATGGCAGCCAGCCAGCGCGTGCGCTCCCATTCCGCTTTTTCGCGTTCTTCGATTTGTTTGTAGTGGCCGCGCATGGCGTTACCAAATTCCGAGAACGTCAAGTCATAAAGCAAAACGGGGCTAAGTCGCAATTGACCCAGCCCCATTTCTTCAATTTCGTCCCAACTCAACGGCTTGCTTTGGCCCTCGTTTTTTTTTGAGTGCCCATGCAGTCGGCAACGGTTTTGCTAAGTGCAGGCAAATCGGCGATTTCAATCAGTCCGAGAAAGTCGTCAACGTCCATTTCGAACGCCATGCCTTGCGCCTTGCAACCTTCCTGAACGAAGTAATATACCAGCTCAGGAATCAACGTTACGTCGTTGCTGTCAACCTCGGCAACCTTTTTGCCGGTGTTGTCTTCAAAGCGTTTCCAAGCTCGCATGGTAGCGCGAACTGGAAACGTCTTGCCGTCAAGTTTTATTTCAATCATGCAGCAAAGTTATCACGTAATCACTTCGCGAACAACTGTGCCTGTAACTTCGATTGTCATTGAAAAACCAACGTTGTCTTCGACGCCTGCCGTTTGTTCGAGGCTGGTAATGTATCCAGCAACATCGAACTGCTCGTCGCCTGCGTTAGCCGCTGCAGTCGAACCGGTGTTCGTAAAGATTACGTACAACAACTCGCCGGCGATTTGGTGGTCTACCAAAGCGTTAAAACCAACATTCGGGGCATCCTCAGCAAACAAACCGGAAAGGCTCAGGCTTGCCGACTTTAGGCCGGGCAAAAGCTCGCGCCAACCGCCGCTGGTTTTTGTGGTGATGTCGCGCATGTCGGTGGACATGCTGATACTGCATTCTGTTACGTGGTCAACTACTACTTCGCTGTCGTCCGTCGTGCCCAAAAAGACGCGAATGGATGAGCTGTTAATGATGCCTGTTGTTTGGGCCATTATTTCTTATTTTTTTTTGGTTCTGTCTTTTCGGGCTTGTCCAAGTATCCGCCTTTCTTAAGCTTTGCCGCGAATTTGTTGGATACATCTACAACCGTACCGGCGGGCCATTTCCAGCCGTCCTTGTTGTAGGGTTTTTGAATCGTTACCTTCATGGGTGCAATTTACTCAATTTAAATTTCGTCAATTTCGAACCAACCGTTTTGCACCATGTAGTCATGATCCCGCACCGTCGTCGTGCTGGGTATGATGTGTTCAAACGGAAAGCTGTGATTGGTCTGCACGTATGCGCTTAACTCAAACCGCTCGTCGTTGGTCAGCTCAGGAAAGCAAGCCACCAGCTTTTCAAGGGTTGCCGCTTCGTGAACGTGGATGAGGTAATCCGTATCCACCTGCAAAGCGTTTTGGATTCCGTCGGGGTGGACTACGATTCCAAAGACGGTTGAAGCCGCTTCGCCTTCTGCCTGAATGAGAACGGGCCGCGAGATGTTGTAGAGTTCTCGCGTGATTTGCTTTGCCCGTGCTTCGCTTGTCTGCGTGGCGGTTGGAAGTACGATTATATATCCGTTCATCAGTAGATGTTGTAGAAGGTGTTTATGTTGTCCTCGATGTTCGTGCGGTTGCTGGATTGGTCAGAATTCCAAGCAATAATTTCTTGAAATTTTCCGTCAAAATTGAATATAAACGAATATGCGGAGCTAATAGAATTGGCTGAGCCTGACGCATAACCCGTAGCCGTACCCGTCATTAAAGTACTGTTTAGATATGCGTTGTGCGCTCTTGCTCCCGCCGTTAAATCATAACTGTGAGAAATTAAGTTTTGATTTTGAGTCATTACGGCACTACTGCTTTGAGAGGTTGGGCTATCTGCCGAGTTATAATCTTTCGCCACAATTTCGTTTGTACTGCCTTGAATGGTAAGAGAAGCGACATTGTCATATGTGCCGCTTGGTTTATACATGAAATCATAAGGTTGCCTAACGTTTGTAGCGGCTCCTTTGGATAAAACTGTAGTAATGTATTTTTTTGGATTTGCAGAAACGGCATCCAAAAATTGAGGTGGTATTAACTTGTCATCTGTTCCATCGAACTGCACCGCAGGCTTTCCGTTCTCCGTCACCACGCCCGTCGTCCCGTCGTAAATCTTCGGCATTTCCGCCGTAGTCGTTTGCGTCGCCGTGTTGCTGTTTCCTGACTGGTCGTACCACTTTGACACGAACCCGTCGTTACTTCCGCAATGCGCAGCAAGTGCAACCGTATCCAACTCGCCGAAGACGTTGAACCCGATGTCCGCATAACTCGATCCGTTGTAAACTTCTACCGCTGAACCAACATAGCTAGAGTCCAAAAGCCGCAAGGAATAAGCAGCCGCCGCCCCTGAGTACGTGTCGAGCAGTGGCGTGTTTTGGGTGAAATAGTCGCCGATGTTGGATTCGATGTCTGAGCGGTCGGTGGATTTGTTCGAAGCGTACAAAAGAACTTCCTGCATCAAACCATTCATATAGTTATTTGCAGAGGTCAAAAACTTACCTACATACAAATTACCGCTGATGCCTGTGGTGTTTGCGTTACCGCTGACAACGCTTGTACCGTTTGCAAAAATCTCTGAACTCGCACCGTTAAACAAGCTGAAGCGCAGATATTGATTATCCTGCACATAGTCCACGCTTGCGCCGCTTGTTAGCGTCGTCCCCGCATTAATCGCAAAACCTCCGTCATTTCGATAAAAATCAATAAAGTTATTGCTATCGGTCGTGTTCAAAATGCCTCCACTAAACGCGGTCGCTTGTGGTGTTGTTGTGCTTATGACTGTAACAGGTTGCGTGCTAGTGGTTACTGCACCACTTTCAAAAAAGTCATCCGTGCCGTCAAAGTCCACCGCCACCTTGCCGTTCTCTTTCACCAACGCGCCACCCGAGTAAATCGTCGGCTCATTCGTAGAGGCTGCCGCCGTCGCATCGTTCCCGTTTCCGCTTTGGTCTTTCCACGTTACCACGGTACACGTCGTCCCCGTGCAAAACGTTTCTATCGCGCTCTCGTCGATGTTGCCTGAACCGTCGAAGCCTATGGTAGTCGTCGTCGAATCCGATGCCCTGCGAATGACCATGCAATCCGTTACGTTGCCGTTCAGCCTTCGCGTTGAGTACGCCGCTTCCGCCCCGCTTCCGTAGCTCTCATTCAGCAATCCCGTGAACGCGGGCGCTTGCGCTACCTCCTCCCACGTCATTTTGAGGCTAATCGGTACAGTACCGCCCGTGCGCTCCTTCAGGTAAGCAAGTAAAGCCGCCTTCGCGTTGTTGAACGTCGTATTGTCGGCGATGGCTGTAAACTGCGTCCAATCGGCTGACGTGTCGGGGTCTGCCTGCGCCTTCTCAGCGTAATACAACTTTCGCCGAATATCGTAGCCGCTGGTTGGCGTGTCGCTCGATGCCGATTCGCTTAAGCCGTCGCCGTCCGCCTGCGCTGTATAGTACAGCTCGACCGTTTCCGTAGCGCCTGAACGTAGCGCAGCCGCTTCTGTATCGTACCGCTGATGGTATTGAACATCCACGGCAATATCTGCCCATTCTACGTCGTAATCCGTCCCCGTGCTTTTTACGAGGGCTTGCCCCGTAGTGCCTCCTGCAATTAGCCCAACCTTAGCTGTGTTGGTTGTTAGGTTGGTGCGCTCTGCGTCGGTAATAATCGCACCGCTGCCCGCGCTCGTTACATCGTTCAAATTAGTGACGCTGGTGGGTATGTCCTCCGCTAGACCAAGAACGCCGCTTTTACTTGGTAGTACAATTGCCGTGTCTTGCGTGGTGCCTGAGCTGGGGCGTATCCACTGGGTATATATCCCGTCCTCCAATTTGAAGTAAGTCCCAAACTTTACAAGTAGGTCAGCTACATTGGCCGTACTCGAACCGTCTAAATGCAGCGCAGTAAACGCTGTGTCACCATTCGCGTCAGTCGCTACAACAAACTCAATATCACCGGGTGACGTTTCTGTCAACACGACTTTTGTAATGCCTGTCTGTACGGTTGCCTTTGTTTGTTCTAATTTTAACTCGCTCTCCTTGCCTGCTCCGTTTTTGACCGTTGTCACTAAGCCTTGTTTAAACTCATCGAAAAGAGCAGTTGTGCGGCTGTCTTTTACCCATTCTTCTAAGCCGCCATCCCACATAATACTTTGACCCCCCAAAGGGTTGTCTACGTTAACATCGTCTAAGTCGCCAAGCGTTTCCGCGCCGCCCGCGTCGTCTGCCGCTTCCCAGTTGCCCGTCGTGCTGTTGTATGCAATCAGCTGACCGTTTGTGACGCCGGTTACATCTACGTCATTTAGTTCGCCTAAGTTCGTGCCGCTAATTGGGCTGCCTTGTGCTATTTCGAAGTCGGTACGGCTTATGCGTACGTCGTAGTCGGCACTGATGTTGTACGCGCGTTGCGGTTCGTCGAAGTCAATTATTTCGTTTAGGTACTGAATGCTTTGCACGTTCACGCCGCTGTACGTGCCCTTAACACGATCTAAAGCAGCGCGAACCGCTACGGCTAAGTCGATGGCTTCCGTGTAGCTTTGCGAGTAAATATTAACCTCAACTTGCGCGGTATCTAGCTTCGACGGTTCGGGCTTCGTATCGGTCGGCTCGTTGTTGGCAATGGCGTAAACGATATAGGGCAAGTCGGCATCCTGCTGCGCTATTTCCGGGTAAACGCGCGTACTTACTACGTCCGTAACGTCCGTCGCATTGGTTAAAAGGTAGTATATCGCTTTTCCTACAATCATTTCATGTATCGTTTAAACTCGCTTCGGTACAAACTTACCTGCGCTTTTTTTACCGCTGGTTGCGCTAAGGTCAAACCGCGCTTAAATGCGCCCGTGTTTTTGGTCTTTAAGCGTGCCCCGCGTCGGCCGGGAATCATTCCCTTTTCCATCTGCGAAGGCCGTGCGCCCATTTCTACGATATGAGCGAACCAACCGTCGGCGCTTTCGCGAACTTTCCGTTTAAAGCGTTTGCCGCCGCCCGGATTGACTCGCGGTCCTGCTATGGCGGTATTGCTTCCCTTGCTAAACCAAACGCCAATAGACGCTTTCAATTGGCCGCTGCGTACAATTGTTTTTGTCGTGCCGCCGCCTTTTTTTCTGCGCTTTATTACTATGTCCTCAGGGTAATTTGTAATCTCGGCTCGCTGAATAGGTACGTAAACGCGCGCCGCCTTACGATTTACCTTTTTCAGTTCTTTGTGCTGGATGCTTCCAAACCGTGCAGCGCGATCTAAACGCTTTTCAATTTTTCGCAATTGTCGTTGCATATCGTCCATTATTCACCTCGCAAGCTGGTTACAATTCTTAAACCTTCGCCGCGCCCGATTTCCTGCACGCCTTCAATTTCATAAATATCGCCGTTGTAGCTTACGCGGTCGCTGGGCCTTACGCCGCTAACGTCGGACGAATAACGGATAATAAAATGCACGGGTTGCCGGCTGTAAAGTTGGTCGCTTTGTACAGCTTCGCGGCCGCTGCCTTCCTTGTACTGTATTTCCGCCCATACCGTCGCCAGCGTGCCCCACGTTTCCGCGCGTTCGCCGTACGCATTTGCTGCCAACGTAGCGCGTTGCAACGTTATGCGCCTGTCCATCGTGCCAAACCTCATACAGCCAAAATATTGCGGTACGGTGAAACAAGGGAATGAATACCTAACGGCAACTCGTTTAGCTTGGTGCGCGTTACCTGCTGGCGGTTCTCGTACAGATGCCCGACAAGTAAACGGATCGCGTGCAAAACGGGTTCGGGTACGTCGGCTTCGGCGTACCCTACGTTCATATTGATTTGTACGGCGTGGAATGTATCGTCGTAAAGCTGTGGCACGTTGTCGAAGGTGATGCGCGCCGACTTCGTTTTAATGTCGTACCAATACTTCGCTGCGGGCAGCGTCTGCGTGTCGCCGTTCGCGTCGGTGTACGTCACCGAAGAAATCGAGTTCACCGGCCCGACTGGGAACCGCGCGTTATAAAAAAAGTCGAGGTAGCCCACGGCAGTAACGTCGCCCAGCCGCGTATTGCAATAATCCTCAACCCACGAAATGGCGGCCGCGCGCAGGCTTGTTATTAGCGTGTCTTCGTCGCTGTGGTCAACGCGCAAATGTTCTTTGAGGTCGGCAACCGTTATCACGCTGTCGAGCGTCGGCGTACCTGTTATTTCAACGGTCATCATGTCGCTAAAATACGGACAAAAAAAAAGGGCGACCGAAGCCGCCCCTTTCTTAGAATTCACTTAAAATCAAGTCAATTGCGTAGCCTTCGCGAGTGCGCCGGGCTGGCGTACATCGAAGTCGTAGAATCGGTTGACGTGCAAAGCAATTTGCGCCGTGCCTGCATTGCTGTAAGGGTCAATCAACAAATCTACGCCCGAGAAAAACGCGAGTATAGCGCCTTGTGCGAAGTTTCCGAACAACATTTGACCGGCTGCGGTTGAAGCATCAGCCAACAAACCGTTCACGAGGTAAGGCGTTGCAACTGCGTTGTAGCCGTTGAAGTTGCCTCCTTCCCACAAAGCCGAAACGCCTGATACAGCAGCTTCTGCTTTTGACAGTTGATAAGCAAGCGGACTCATAACGTAAGACGCGCCAGCAAGATTGCCGTGGTCTGCTAATACTTCGCTTTCCATCTTAAAGGCCAAGGCTGCATCCAAAGCAGTATCGCCTGTAGTTGAGACGTTGATAGCAGTTGAAGCCAAAATAGCATCGAATGCAGCGTCGTCAATGAATGCGTTCATTGCTGCGCTCAGTTCGTTCGCAATCAATGCATCAACTTCGGGGCCGCCTTGCAAAATCAATTGCTTGCTGTACTTGGTGTTCGCTGCAACGCGCTGTGGAGAAAGTGTCAACTCGTCCATTTCCATTGTTGAAGCTGCATCCGCGCTTACCTCGTCTTCGCCAGTTCCTGCCGCCTTAGCACTTACGCGTGGGAACTGCAAGTTACCGGTAGCGTTGCGGATAACGGTTGTGCCGAGCTGCTCAATAACGGACGGTGCGCGCAATGCTTCAATGGCTGCTGGTACGGAAGTAGGCACAAATCCTGAACCGTCGCCGCTGCCCGCTTGGAAGTCGTCAGCCGCTCCAGCACGCAAAGCAATGGTAGGAATAGCTACCTGTCCTGCTGTCTGCAATCCTCGGCTGCGCATTTCCTTTTGTGCTTCTGCTGACCATTCAGCTTCCGCACCTTCCAAAGCTCGGCCGTTGGCTACTGTGGCAATAGCTCGCGACAGGCTGAACTTGTTGTTTACGCGCTCAACTTCGCGCTGCTCGGCGTTCGATGCCGTGCCGCTTTGCGCCATGCGTGCAACCATTTCCTGCTCGCGCTGCTTGTGCTTAATTTTTACGTCCAAGTCGGCTACCATGTTGTCGAGCTTGTCGCATCGTTCCTGCTCGGCCTCAGTCAATGAACGGCCTTCGCTGTCGGCCTTCTGTCCGATACCTACGAACTCTTCGTAGTATGCGGAACGTTGGCCCTTTAAATCGTTAAGAGTCATATTTAAAAAATTGTTTTCTGATTTCTGCGTAAAGTTACGCGCTTCGGTTTTTATGGTTTCAGGTTCTGCGCGCTCTTCCGTCGCCGGTTCTGCTGCTACCTGTTCGTCGTTCAATTCCTCCGCTTCCTGCGCCGCCGCTGCCATGTTTCGCGCGTATACTGAGGTCGTAGCCGAAGCCGGATAAGTGACCGCGCTCGTGTCTAATAACCTGCCTACCTTAGTGATGGTTCGCGTGCTACGGTCTTCGCTCCATTCGTCGGCGTCAATCGTAAACGCAAACGAACTTTGGGTAATATCGCCGCGCTTAATCAGCTTGTAAAGGTCGCGCCCGTCCTGCGTGTCGGCCAGTGCCGCACGGTATCGCAAACCGGTTTCGTCTACAGTCAATTCCAAAGTGCCGTTGGTAGTTCGTGCGAGTGGTGCGCCGGTATGGTTCAGCAAGAACCGCACGTCGTCGCCTAACACGTCGTCGAATGCGCCGCGTGCTACGGACTCTTTGAAATACCCTAGATCATACTCAACTTCGAAGTTGCTGGCATAGCCTTCCACGATTAACGAATCGTCGCCAGCCGCCCGCACTTCGGCGGTTCTTAATTCCACGTCGTCGCCATACTGCTTGCGCAACTCGGCTTCGTGGTTGTTGTTCTTTTCTTCCATTTTATACTGTTTCGTTGCTTGCCAATTTTTCGCTATAATCCTGCAGCTTGTTAAGTGCCAATTGGTTCACTTGGACGACATGCGTATCGCCGCCCTCGGTCGGGTTCATATCCTCCTTTTGCCGCACTTCGTTAATGTTCAAAACGCCGTTTTGCAGCATCTGCGTGTAAAACGCCGCGCGGCTTTGCATGTCGCCTCGGTACAGATCGTTCAAATTGAACTTGCTGTACAGCTCGGGCCGCTCGCGTGCCTGCAATAACTTCCGATCAATTTCCTGTTCGATGCGCTTTGCCCACGGCGTAACCGTATGGCGTGCGAACTGCAAATTTTGTTGCTCGACGTTGTTGTACGTCGTCTGCGATTCCAGTTGCACTAAGGCAGGCGGCACGCTGAAAATGCGGCAAATCTCTTCGGCCTGAAACTTGCGCGTTTCTATGAATTGCGCTTCGTCGGGGCTAATGCTGATTCGCGAATACTTAAACCCGAACGGCAAAAGCTTCGTGCCGGCCTGCTGCTGCGCCTTGTTCCAGCTTTGTTGGATAATATCCATTTGTTCCTTTTTCAAAGGCTGGTCGCTGGATAGTATGCCGGTCATTTGCCCGCCGCTGCCAAAGTATTCCGCGCCAAATTCCTCGGCGCTTTTCGCTAATCCGAGGTTTTCACGGTGCAAGCGGATTGGGCTTTTGCGCTGAAGGTTGCAAATTTCCAGCATGTTTTCAGGCTGCACCATTCCGACGTTCTTAACCGAAAAAACGGGCTGGCCGTTGACGAACTTGCGGTCGACGTCGTAATAGTCCAAGCAAACAAGCTGCGTTGCGTAGCCGCGTGCGTCGCGTTCAATCAGCGCGTAGCCGCAACCGTTTAACACGGCGTGGCTAATAATGGTTTCCCAAAATTCAAACGCCGTTTGATATTCGTTCGGCTTGTATTTGATTACATCGAACGCAGGATGCACGTTTGCAACGTCAATATTTCGGCCGTTGCGTTCGTAAATATCGAGGTTCAAGCTGGCAAGCGTACTTGCGATTTTGTACGTGCAAGCGTAAACCGTGCTTATGGTAAGGGCCGTCGCTTCGTTTACGTTCGCGCCGCTAATCGTGTGGCCATAAATCCCTAGCTCGTTGGGAATTGCTTGGCTGTCGTATTTGCCTACGCGGTAACGAAAAAGCGCGTTGAATCTGTCGCGAAGTGTTGCCATATGGTTCGCAATTTACGAAAGGGAAATTATGTCGAATATGGTGTCGGCTGCGCCGCTCGTTTTGTGGTGGCCGTATTCGTTCATGGCAATTATTGAAGCTATTACGCCGTCGACTTTTTTGCTTTCGTGCTTCTCTTTCGTCACGCGCTTGTTCTCGTTTACGTCGGTGTAAACCACGGCGCAACCCATTTGCCAGCGCAGCACCTCATTACCGCCGTGAACTATATTCCCTTTCATCATTTGCATTTCAAATTCCTTTGTCGGGCCGTTCATGGTCGTAATATTTTGCGCCATTGGGTGCATTTCAATATCGTCTTGTATCAACTCGCTAACGATGTAAGTGCTGAACCTCGGATCGTATCCGATGCTGCGCACGTCGTATTTGCTGCACGCCTCGACTATGTGTTCTTTGACGTAACGAAAGTCCGTTACGTTGCCCGGCGTTATGGTTATATGCCCGCCCTTGGCAAATCGGTGGTAATCAATGCCCGCGCTTAGTTTCTTAGAATCGGCTTTATCCTGATTCACAAACTGGTGAACAATCAAGTAAAAGCAATCGCATTCGTCGTCCCTGAATAGCAAAGCAAAGGCTGTTAAATCCTGCGTACTTGCAAGGTCGAGGCCGCCAAAGGCCGGCAAGCTAGGCAGCTTTTCCCACGGTATAGGGTCAGCGCCGCGCATGAAAACGTCGTCGGGAATCCATGCCGTTTCCGCGCTCGTCCAAATATTAAGGTTCAGACGTAGAAACGTGTTCAGGTACGACGGGACGTTCTGCGCTTTCTTGCTTTCTTGTTCGAAATACGCTTTGGTGCAGATGCTGCCATATCCCGGATTGGCTTTCTTCCATGTTTCTTCGCTTGTCCAATCATCGCTTTCATCAGCGGCATAAAGTACCGGTAAAAAAGTTTCATCGCGTAAAGTGCCCGCCGCCACTTGCCGAGCGTACTCATGCACTTCAAAACAAATCGAATTACGGTCATGGCCAGCGGTAGTTAGTGCGATAATCAAAGGCTGCGTACGTGCGCCCGTAGATGTTACGAGAACATCCCATAAATCGCGGTTGGGCTGCGTGTGCAACTCGTCAAATATAACGGCGTGGCAGTTAAAGCCATGTTTCGTGCTGGCCTCGGCGCTGATGCTTTTGTAAAAGCTAGATTTGTATTCGATTTGCGAACGCAGCACCTTGGCGCGCTGGCTCAAGTGCTTGTTGTTGTGGATCATCTCCTGCGCAATCGAGAAAACTATGTTCGCTTGGTTGCGATCGCCCGCTGCGCTTATCACTTCCGCGCCGGGTTCGTTATCTGCAAACAGCATGTACAGCGCAATGGCCGCACTTAAATTCGACTTGCCGTTCTTTCTTGGAATTTCTACGTAGCAGGTGCGGTACTTCCTGCGGCCGTCGGCTTTCTTCCATCCAAACAGCGGCCGGATAATGTCGTCTTTTTGCCAATCCTCCAGCAAAAACGGCTGCCCGCCTAACTCGCCTTTGACGTGCGTGCAAAACTTCTCGATGAAGTCAACGGCACGGTTGGCGCTTTCCTCGTCGAAATAGTATTCAGGAGAAATATCCGTCAACGCTTTCTTCGCTTTCCGTCGTTGTACCTACCAACCTTTCAAGCGTGGCAATCATTGCTTGCTTACGCATTCGCGCTTCCTTCAGCTGCTGCCATTCGGGGCGCGCACGGCTGTACACGTCGCCGCTTTTGCCCGTCACCATGTAGCAAGTGCCGTTGTCGTTGCAATACGCCTGCAGCATTTCCTCTTCAATTTCTACGCAGGCCAGCGTTTGAATTAGCGACTTTACGCCGCTGGTTAGATCGCTGCGCGTGCTGTATTCCGCTACGCGCTCGGTATATCGTTGGAATTGTGCGTCGTTCATGCGCCCAATTTACGGGCGTTTCCCTTTAGGTTTCAAGTAGACGCGAAAAAAAGAAGAG